CAAAGAAGAAAGGATTAAAATTTCAGTGGTTGATGCCGTAGCGTCTCTGAAACCGGAATTGCAACAGCAGGCATATGAGATTTTTGTGGAAAACGGAACACTGACGCCTTCTGATGTTGAGATTCTGAAAGAGCAGCAGGACACAGAAAAAGGTATTCCAGGACAAATGACAATAGAACAGGCAACCAGGCAGCAGAAGCCTGCAGAAGACGAGACGCCGATTCCCGTAGAACTGCAGATAGAAAGATTTTTTGACAGCTTAAAGAAGAATACAACAGCCAGGATCCGTAATGGAGACAGACTAATGGGAACAAAGATGATCAGCATGCTCTATTGCTATGTAAAGCACAGAAACGGATATCTGAACTATCAAGGACATCCGGATAGGATCACATTCAACCCAGATAGCCCGGAAGAGAAAGAAATGACCTGGCAGGAGCTGACCGAAGAACTGATCAGGCGCTACTCCACAAAGAAACCAGTTAAGATGACCACAATTGATGCACCTGAGAAGCCAGAGAAGAAAGAAACCAATGCTGGAAAGTGTATTCACCGAGAAGGATTCACCTGTACTCTCGAAGCAACTCAGAAAGTGATAGCAGGGGATGGAGAAAATTGTAATAGAAAATGCTGTTGGAATTGTGAAAAACATGGAACTTGTGGATACGAATGTAATGCTTCGGCTCATCGGCCAACAGAGAATACTCAGGAAAAGAGCTGCCAACCGGAAGCGGAAACACTGGACGAAAAGCAACAGGGACGTGTTGTTGAGGCCAACAAAATGGTGAAACATCTGAGAAATACAGATAAAATACCGGATGCCTGGCCGGAGAAATTAAAAGATATCCCGATTCCATCAACGGGCGATCTATCAATATATCTGCAAAAACAAGAAGACCTGTTAAAACGGATGACGGAAGTTGAGAAAGAAGAAGCAGGATTTCCAGAGTTGGTGATTAAAAAACAACAAATGCTTGTAGCAGGACTCAGAATTCTCAAAAATCTTGTAGAAGACTGTCAGGAGGAACCGGAACAGCCAGGATTGCCAATCATGAAGAATAATGACCAACGCAAAGAATGGTTGAGAAACTATAAGAGCTGGGGACTCTGGTACGAGGACAAGAACGTAGGAATCAAATACTACAAATACGACTTCGCGAATGGAGCACGTCTGATCGTAGAAGAATATGCACCGGATCAGGGAGAACAAAAAAGCTGGTGGGTCTCAAAAACGACAGAATCATACTACATGCATTTAGTGGGCGGTCCGGAGCCAAACAGAAAAGACGGAATCCCAAAATGGACATATCATTCGAAATATAACAAGTATCCGAACAGTGAAACAGAACTCGTAGAATTTTTAAAGGAGATTCAGAAATGAGATATAGAACGGAAAAAACGATAGTCGATGAAAAAGGACATAAATTTAAAATTGGAGATACTGTAACCGTGATATACAACAAAGAGTCGGGATCATACGGTGGAGGATTTGGAGAAGCAACAATCACAAAGATTACAGACACTGGATTTCAGTTCAGCATAGGCGGAAGAAGAACCAAATCAGTGCAATTCAAGAATATAGAGGAAATTCATAAATGAGCAAGTTAGATCAATATATGCAAGGACGTACAGAGGGCATGGAATTTGCCCTCCGCCTTGCAAAGGATAAAGGAATAGAAGAATTGGAGAAAGAAGTCAGATTCCGTAACCGAACAGGAGTTTCATTAAACCTTACCAGGCAGGAGTTGGCAGCAGGATCACAGAATATCAAGAACATGACATTTGATACAATGCTGGCAATGAGCCTGATGGTATTGAGAGATGAATTTGATTTCGGGAAGAAGAGACTTGAAAGATTCAAGGACAGATTTGCACAAAAAGCCACATCCTTGGCAGACGACTACTGCACATGGCTGGATATAGTAGATGTGCTCAAGGAAGAAACCAGAATAGATTTAGAAATCCGGTGGAACGACAAGAAATGACCGATTCGGTCACTGAAAAAGGGTGCTACTAAAATTCACATAGATACATCCTTCCTGTGTGAGCCTGTCAGATCACAGGAAGGAGAAAGGAGAAACAAGATGCAGAAGAAAGAAATAGATGATCTCAATGATACCATAAAATGGTTCGAGACAGCAAGAAGAAACAATGATATGGCGTGTATCCTTCCAGATGGCCCGATGATGAAAAACATCATTAAATGGCTTGAGAAATTAAGAGAATACGAAAACCGTCAGGAAAAAAGAGAAAAACGCGATAAGTCAGTATTGGTGATAGATTCACCAGAGAATTGCTATGATTGCCCGTTCGGAACTACATACTGCGGCGAACTTGAATATGAGGGTTTGTGTGAATTAGCTGACTGTTTAGACTGCGATGAAATTTTGATAACAGAAGAACATTATGATTGTGAAAGTAAATCAAAACCTGTTTGGTGTCCATTGAAGCTGTTACCAGAGAAGAAAAGTACAACTGCACCTGTGAGCAATTACGAAGTGCAGAAAAACTTATTTGCCGCTGGTTGGAATAGCTGCATTGATAAGATTATCGGAGAAGGAAAGGACATTTAAGAATATGAGCAGAGAGGAACAGATATGCGAAACCTGTAAAGAGAATGATAATGGTTTCTGCGATCGCATTGGACGCATGGTAGAAGATGACGACTGGTGTGCAAAATGGAAAACCAAAGAAGTTCCGGAATGGAAAGCAAGGATGATGAATACATTTCTGGCCGGACACTGAGAGGAGGGCGGAAATGATCCCATTTTTATACGATGTAACAGATAGATCAGGCAATCTGGTGATAGGCAATGCAACATTTGCAGAAATAGTGGAAGGTTTAAACTGCTCAAAAGCACAGGCGAACAATGCAAGGACATCCGGAGATTTAATCTTCAGGAAGTACGAAATGCACAGAGTTGATCGGAAATTAAGCAGAGTGAAGGATATCGCATTGCTTCAGGAATTTGATACCGTCCGTCTCCACTTGCTGGGATATAAGAAAGGCGACAGGAAATGAATAAAAGACAGAAAAAGAAACTATTCCGAAAAACCATGGGATGGAATCCTCCGGACTGTTTAATCTACACCAGCCTGGACTACCATGTTTTTATCGGCAAGCCCTGGGGAGGTCTGACAGCCCTAAAGAAGCAGGAAGCCACCAGAACAGTAGAAGACTTTAATCGAAATATCCAGAACAGGAATTATCTACTCAGAGAAGCAAGGAGGTATACCAGATGAAACAGGGAGGATTATTATTTCCTAAAGAATCCACCAGAAAAAAACGGAAGAAGCACCACAAAAGCATCATAGACAGAGACATGAAGAATCAGTGCTTCATTTGCGGCAAAACAGACTATACAGAACGCCATCATATTTATGGCAGCGCAAACCGCAAATACTCAGAACAATATGGCTTAACCGTATATCTTTGCCCAGAATGCCACAGGACCTCAGAGATATCAGCACACCGAAACAAAGAAGTCAGGATTACCCTGCAGCGGATCGGTCAGAGAACATTTGAGAAGAAGTGTGGCAGCAGGGATAAATTCACGGAAATATTTGGGAAAAACTATCTGGAGGATGAATAGATGAACATTGCACATCATCAAAGACAAAAATGTTACAGCCGAAACGAATTGCAAGGAATACAGATTCTACGAACAAAAAGTGACCGAATCGGTCAGGAAGGAGAAAAAATGAATTACGACAAAAGCAACATTCCTCTCATGAGAATGGGAGACATAAGAAAGACGCTCAAAAGAACGTTCAAAGTCCGCCCAGGCAGAAAGATTAAATTAAAAGCGCGGGTAAGAGATGATGGAAACAGCACACGAATCATATACCATACAGCAACTGTTATAAAATTATATCCCTATGTGGTACAATTACAGCTGGAAAACGGGCAATACACCTCTCCCGGATACACAAAACTATATCTGATGTTCCATGGTGCCGACGAGAAATAAGAAACAGGAGGAATACCGAAGTGAATAGAGACTTATTGGAACAGTACACAGATGCAGTAAAACTGATCAAAGAAACGAGAGAAACCATAAAAAAGCTGGAGAAGAGAAACTCTGTGCAGACAAAAGATACGGTTTCTGGAAGCAATTCGGAATTCCCTTTTCAACCCATGCATTTTGTAATCCAGGGTAAAACACACGATGAGGACGACAAGATAGAAAGACAAAAACGTAGACAACAGATACAGATAGAACAGGCAGAGAAGTTAAAGAACGATGTGGAAGAGTGGATGCTTACAATTCCATTCAGAATGCGTAGGATCATTAAGTTTAAGATTTTTGAGGAGATGAACTGGCAGCAGGTTGCAAAGCATATAGGAGGAAAAGCGACTGGAGAATCTGTGAGAAAGGAATTTGAAACATTCATGAAAAAATAAAAGTTTTTCCGGTTTTTCCGTTTTTTCCGTTTTAAATATGCAATAATATAAACTGGAGTTGCTGAAATGGATATAGGTAAATCTCCTTCCTTACGTTTGCCAGGTGCCACAGCCTGGCAAACGAATTGGCCGGTACCAGACCAAACACAAAAAGGTACAAGGACTCACATGGATTTTCCTTGGCGTAGGAGCCATCTGCTTGTAGAAAGCAGGTGGCTCTTATACTATGGACATTTAGCTCAGCCGGGAGAGCAATCGGCTCATAACCGACAGGTCCTGGGTTCGAACCCCAGAATGTCCATAATAATTACCGCGGGATAAAGTAACGGAAACTTACAGGCCTCCTTAGCCTGGAACGGTGGTTCGAATCCGCCTCCCGCTATCAGAGAACAGGAGGGATGGCATGATATACAAACGATGTAGTAGATGCGGGAGTAGGGTACCGGCAGGGACTACGTGCCCGTGCAGAAAGAATAACATCAGAGAGTACGCAAAGCCAACCGGAATAAAGAAAGAATACCACGCACAACGATGGAAGAATCTGAGACAGTTTGTGCTTAACAGGTATGATGGACTGGATATCTATATGCTGTACAAGCATAACAGAATAATAACAGCAGATACGGTACACCATATTGAACTGTCACAAGACAGACCTGATCTGTTCTATTCAGATTCGAATTTGATTCCAGTCTCAAGAGCTGGACATAAAGAGATACATACACGGTACGAGAAAGAAGGAAAGGCAGCAGTGCAGGAGGAATTGAGAGACTTTCAGGAGCGTTTCAAGACCGCCGGGGGATAGAAAAAAGTTTTAAGCGAATCTCCCACGACCACGTATGCCCCTTTCTTTCTACAAAATTCCCAAAACAATAAAAAAGTTGGCAGGCCAGAGAGGAGGGAGGACAAGGGCAAGACCAATGAAACCAGTCAGCTTGCAGAAAAAGCACCTGACAATAGTAGAAGGACAAAAGAAAGCAGACGCAGAAGACCAGGTAAGAACAGAGAAAAACCAGCTCAAACGTCCTCCGACATGGCTGATAGATGATGTGGCAAAAAAAGAATGGCGCAGGATCATAAAAGAGTTGGATAAACTAAATATAGTCGGAAACCTGGACAGGAATAATATCGGAGGCTATTGTAATGCGTTCGCAAACTATGTAAAAGCCACGGAAATATTAAGTCAGCAGACATATTATGTTGACAGAGAAACCAGAACCGGAGTAATTGTCGTAAAGAATCCGATGGTAGACATTCAGAAAGGATATGCGGAAGAAATGCGACGCTTTGCTGCCTTGTGTGGATTGACAATTGATTCGAGACTGAAAGCCGGCACGGCAAAAGTGAATAAGCAGCAGAAAGAAATTGAAAACCGGTTTGGTGCAATATGATCCTTGATGAATTAAAACAATACGCATTAGATTGTATCTCTGGAAAGATTATCAGCGGCAGGAAACACATATGGGCCTGCAAAAGATTGTTGAAAGATATTGACCGAATCGGTCAATTGGATTTCCCGTATGTGTGGAATGAAAGACAGGCAGAGAACATTGTAGAATGGTTTGCGCTCTTACGACATAGTAAAGGAGTTCTGGCAAAGCAACCGATCATTCTAACACCATGGCAGAGATTTAGAATCTGCCAGCTGTACGGATGGGTTCATAAAGACACCGGATATCGACGTTTCAAGAAATATTTCACAGAAGTGGCTAGAAAGAATGCGAAATCTCAGGAAGAGGCAGGTATTGCACTCTATGAGGCAGCAGTTACATCAACCAAGAACGGAGAAGTATACGAGATTTATACCGCCGGCACAAAACGCGATCAGTCCAAAATTGTATTCGGGGAAGCCGGATTAATGCTTCAAGGCTCACCTTTGAGGATGAAATTTAAAGTAACCAGGGACTGTATAAAACATCTGAAAAGCAATAGCACAATCAAACCATTATCAAAAGACGATGGAAAGTCCGGGGATGGTACAAACCCTGCACTTCTGGTTTTGGATGAGTATCATCAGCACAAAACCACGGAGTTCTATGATTTAGGAATAGGATCAAACACAAAAGAGCCGCTCTTGATGATCATAACAACAGCTGGAATGGATTTAACTTATCCTTGTTATGTGACTGAGTATCAGTATTGTTCCAAGGTGCTGGATCCAAACACGGACGTGGAGAATGATGAATATCTAATCGACATTTGTGAGATGGACCCGGAAGATTATGAAGACATTTCAAATCTGGATAACGAAGAGACTTGGAAGAAAGCTAATCCGATTAGAATGACATATCCGGAAGGTGTCGATAAGATTCGCGGTGAATATAAGATTGCCAGAGAACAGCCAGAACATATGACGGCCTTCCTCACAAAATGTCTGGATGTCTGGGTGCAGGCGAAAGAGAATGGGTATATGGACATGTCGAAATGGAAAGCCTGCCAGGTGGATGAATTACCATTTGATATAACGGGGTATCCGGTGTATGTAGGCTTCGATATGTCTGCAAAGACAGATCTTACATCAGTGGCGTTTATGATTCCGTTTTTATCCGGGGAATACGATGCGAATAGAAAAGAAATAGTAAAGTATATTCTTTGGTCGCACAGTTTTATCCCGACAAGGGAGAAACTTCAGGAACATATTATAAAAGACAAGGTTGCCTATGACGCGTGGGAACGCATGGGATTTCTGGAGGTAACAAACACTCCGATCGTAGATCAGGGAGCGGTTATGAGATATGTTCTTGAGACTTGCGAAAAAATGAAATTAAAAATACAATGCCTGTGTTTTGATCCTGCAAATGCAAGCAAATTAATGATGGATCTGTCGAACGAGGGATATGACGTTGAAGAGGTTTTTCAGAGCCATAAACATCTGAATGAAGCAACACAAGGGTTCAGAGAACAGGTTTTCTGCGGAAATATAATATACACTTACAATCCGCTGCTGAATTATGCGATGAGTAATGCGGTAATCCGGCAGAGTAATGGACTTATCAAAATTGATAAGGACGCAACAACAAAGAGAATTGACCCGGTGGATGCAACATTATGCGCTTTTAAGCTGGCGATGTTCCACACTTTCGGGGATGATTACGGAGATTATATTGATAACTTTATAGAGGAGATATTACACGAGGATTCTACAGAAAATTAAAAACATGTGGAATTCCCTTGTCGGAGAATCTATATCGCTGGATGATGAGAAACTTCTGGATTGGCTTGGCATTGAACCAGATACACCGAGAAATGCAATTGGGGAGGTTACATATTTCACCTGCCTGAAGATGCTCTCTGAGACAATGGGGAAAATGCCACTGAAATTTTACAAACAGACGGACAAGGGAAAAATTCGAGCAGAGCCGAATCGAACATCAAGACTATTGATGGAAAGACCGAATCGGCTCATGACCCCGACAACATTCTGGGGAACAATAGAATGCAATTGCGAACATTATGGAAATGCATATGTCTGGATTCAGACAAAGTTTGAAAAGAAAGGCCGTTTCGGAGGAGAATATAATGTTCTTTCATTCTGGCCGATGCAGAGCAATTATGTAGACGTTTTGATGGATGATGTGGGTGTATTTGGAGAAGCAGGAAATTTATACTATCGTTATAGCGATCCAAAAACCGGAAAAACATATACATTTTCACAGAATAATGTGCTGCACTTTAAAACATGGAGTACATTTGACGGAATCATGGGGAAACCTGTACGCCAGATACTGAAAGATTCCATAGCTGGTGCGATTGAGTCACAGAAATATCTTAATAAGTTGTATGCGAGTGGGTTGACTGCAAAGGCGGCACTACAATATACAGGCGATCTGGACAAGCCTAAACGCCTGGCACTGCAAAAGGAATACAACAGCCTGCTTTCAGGAGCAAAGAATGCTGGAAAAGTAGTTGCAGTACCAGTTGGAATGACATTACAGCCACTGAATGTAACACTTGCGGATGCGCAGTATTCGGAATTGAAAAAGTATACTGCTTTGCAGATTGCAGCAGCGTTCGGAATTAAACCGAATCAATTGAACAATTATGACAAGTCCAGCTATTCAAATTCTGAAAGCCAGCAGTTGGCATTCCTGGTGGACACGATGAGCTATAGATTGTCACAGTACGAGCAGGAGATAAACTATAAATGTCTTTCTGATACTGAGAAAAAAGAAGGATATTATTTTAAATTCAACGAAAAAGCAATATTGAGAACGGATTCAAAGACACAGAAGGAAGTAATAACTGGATACGTGCAGAACGGAATCTATACGATCAATGAGGGGAGAGATCTCCTTGATCTTCCTTTCGTGGACGGAGGAGATGTCAACATGGTAAACGGAACGTATCAGCCGATAACACATATAGGCGCGGCTTACGGAATTAACACACAGGGAGGTGAAGGAGATGGAGATTGATGTAAGAGGGGATATCATCAGCAATGATGATAAATGGATTTACGACTGGCTGGACTGGGATTCTACATGTCCGAATGATATCAGGAATGCAATTGCATCTCTTCAGCAGGGAGAAACACTCATAGTAAACATAAACTCGGGCGGCGGCTCTGTGATGGCAGGACAGGAAATCTATTCTATTCTTGCTGGAAGAAGTGACGTGGAAATCAACATTCAATCGCTTGCTGGCAGTGCGGCCAGTGTGATTGCAATGGCAAACACATGCAAGATGAGTCCTGTTGCGACTATTATGATCCACAATGTCTCAATGTCAGGAGCTTCCGGAGATTATCATGACATGCAGAAGAATGCAGAGATCTTAAAAACAATGAACAGTGCGCTTTCGGAAGCGTACACAAGAAAGACGGGAAGATCAAAAGATGAAATTCTGAAGATGATGGATAAGGAAACATGGATCACAGCAGAGAAGGCTCTTGAACTTGGATTTATTGATAAGATCGAGAATTCAGGGCAGCAGTTCTTTAATTGCGTGTGCGGAGTCAGACTGACGGATGAAATACGCAATAAAGTAAAGCAGGAAAAAGAAGCCCAGGAAGCAGAAAAACAGCAGAAAAAAGAAATATTAGGAGACTTAGACCAGTATGGCGTCTGAGCGGAACGGAGGATATAAGGAATAAAAAATTATTAGAACTTTTAAACTCTATTAATGAGAAAAAAACAATGGTACAGTCCCTGGTAGAACAGGGAAAGCTGGAAGAAGCAAGAACAGCCAAGGAAGAACTTAAAAATATGCAGGAACAGTTTGACCTTCTGAAAGACATCATGGATCCGGACGGAAATGGAACAATTAAACCGCAACAGGATCCGAAACCGTTAGAAAATAACTCTATCAAAGAATTTGCTAATGCTGCAAGAAGAGGATTCCGAAATGCAACCATGGTAGAAGGCACACCTGCAGATGGAGGATATACAGTCCCGGAAGACATCCAGACACGGATTAATACCTACAGAGATGCAAAATTCTCTCTGATCAGCCTGGTTGATAAAGACAATGTAACAACAAGCAAAGGCCAGAGAACCTATAAGAAACGTGCGCAGCAGACTGGATTTGCGAAAGTGGGAGAAGGCGGAAAGATAACAGCTGGAACAACCCCACAGTTCGAAAGAATCTCATACGAGATTGAGAAATATGCAGGATACTTCCCTTGCACAAATGAACTCCTTGCGGATACAGATGAAAATATCACAGGCGTTTTGATAACATGGATTGCGGATGAGTCAAGAGTCACAAGAAATAAAATGATTCTTGAGCAGATTGCGACAAAGGATGTAACAGCGATGAAAGATCTTGATGATATCAAGAAAGCATTGAATATCACGCTTGGACAGGCATTTAAACCTACTTCTGCAATTGTGACAAACGACGATGGGTTACAGTGGCTTGATACATTAAAGGATAACGAAGGAAGATATCTTCTCCAGCCGGATCCTGCAAATCCAATGCAGCTTAGACTTTGCGCTGGATCAACAATTGTTCCTGTCAAAGTTATTCCAAACTCCGATATGCCATCCGATACAAAGACAGCAGGAAGCAGAAAAATACCAGTTATTATTGGAGATTTGAAAGAGGGTATCAAATTCTGGGATAGAAATCAGACGACTCTTATGACATCTAACATCGCCCAGATCGGAGAGTTGAATGCATTTGAAGAAGATCTTACAATCTTCAGGGCAATTGAAAGGGAAGACTGCACGGTGAAAGACAAAGAAGCGTTCGTGAACGGACAGCTGACAATTAAAGATGCAACTGTTACAGGAGTATGAGATAAGGCGGTGAACTGTGGATATTGATGCAGTAAAAGAGTATCTGCGAATCGACGATGATGCAGACGACATGACCATAGAACTGATGATGAACGCTGCAAAAGAATACATAAAAGATGCTGTCGGGAAATGTGATGAGAAGAATCCAAAAACGCAGATGTTATTCATGCTTATCATGCAGGATCTCTACGAAAATCGTGTGCTGACAGTAAAGGAAGCAGACAAACAACGACTGACACATGTGGTCGGATCAATGGTTCTTCAACTACAGACGTCACAACTGGAGGAAGAAAATGGTTGATATCGGAAAACTAAACAGGCGGATCACATTTCTCCGCCTGAACACTTCAGAAGATGAAATGGGTCAGGACAAATCCGAGTGGAAAAAATATCGGACAGTATGGGCGACTGTAAAACCATACAAAGCATCAGAATACAATTTCATGAGCAAATTAAAGCCAGAGGTTACACACAGAATGTACATCCGCTTCCGAAAAGATATTACTGCAGATATGAGGATTTTGTATCAGGGACACATGTATTCCATTGCAGGCCCACCGCTTGATATGGATAATGCGCACAGAATGCTGGAAATCCAATGTGAGGAGGTGTTCGAAAGTGTCAAGTATCAACTTTGATTTTGACGCTTCGGAATTGATCCAGGCAATGGAGAAGGCGACAAAACAATATCCTGCATCTGCGGAAAAAGTTTTAAAGAAAGAAGCGAAAAATATTGCTAAGGATTTACAAGGACGAGTAAATTCCGAAGCAAAAGGGCACCATTATGCAGGACAGGGAGCAACACATAAACCTCTGGCAGAAAGCTTCCGACAGGGGAAAGTAATGCGATCAGGAAGCAAGGTTACGGTTGCAGTTACAACGACAGCACCGCATTATCACCTTTACGAAGAAGGACATGCGATGATAACACATAAAAGTAAAGACGGAACACATGGACTAAGACAGGTCGGAGAAGTTAAAGGCAAGAAAACTGTAGCTAAATATATGTCGCAGCGAGCGGATCATGCGGAGCTGATTGGACAAGAGCTCCTGCAGGAAATATTGAAGGAGGCAGGATTTGACTCTTAAAGAAATAAAAAAAGCGGTCAATTCCGCTCTGAAGGAGAAATATCCGGACGTAAAAATATACGGAGCAGATACAATAGAGGGGTATATGCGCCCTTCATTTTTTGTATATATAACACAGACTTTTTTGGAATCGACTAAAAATGCAGCTCACAAAAATGTGGAAATAGAGATTGATTTTATACAAAGAGCAGCGAATGAAGAGGAAGCAATGAAATTTTTCGCTAGGATGGAAGAATTATTTGGACAAAAAGTGACAGCAGGGAACAGAAACCTGAACACAAATAATATGGAACTGGATTTTCAGGGAGAAAATTTAAATGTTCCTGTATGCCGGTTCGATATAGAGTACTGGGATCAGATTCCGAGGAATGGAAACTATGACACAATGAAAGAATTAATATTTGCACAGGAGGTAAGGAATTAGGGGTTTACCGGTGATGAATGTCGTATTTGTAGCGGCGGCGAGAAAATCAATTAGGCGATCTGAACGCGGAATAGTGGGAATGATCATAAAGGACACGGTTGTCCCGGATGGAAATCCGATTACAATCTACAAAGAAAAAGACATACCCGAAACGTTGAGCGCAGAGAATAAAGAACAAATTAAACTGGCAATGAAAGGAAATGATACAACTCCGCGAAAGATAGTTGTATATGTTCTTGCGAAAACAGAAGAAGATTACAGAAAGGCTCTTGAATACTTTGAAATAAAAAAAGTAACATGGCTTTGCTGCCCAACAGTAAAAACAGATGGCCAGGAAGAAGAAATTGTAACATGGGTGAGAGATCAGCGAGAAGGAAATAGAAATAAAATAAAAGCGGTTCTTCCGGACAATACTGCGGACAGTGAAGGAATCGTGAATTATGCTACAAGCGAAGTAACAGTAAAAGGGAAGAAGTACGGCCCAGAAGAGTTTTGTTCCCGGATTGCAGGTCTGCTTGCAGGAACATCGTATAAAATATCATCGACCTACGCAGTTGTCGAAGAGGCGAGTGAGTGTGAAAAGCTGGACAGAGATGCCTTAGATGCTGCGGTAGATGCAGGGAAGCTTGTGCTTTTCTATGATGGGGAAAAAGTGAAAGTAGCCAGGGGAGTTAATTCTCTGACAACGGTTTCAAAAGGAAAAGCAGATCCATGGAAAAAAATACGTGTTGTAGAAACTATGGATATGATGCATGACGACCTGGTCCTGCTTGTAGAAGACAACTATGTTGGAAAATACCCAAATACATATAGCAATAAATGCTTGTTGATTTCTGCAATTGATTCATACATGAAAGAATTAGAAAGAAACGGTCTTATACAGGACTATGCAGTCGAACTTGATGTAGAGAAAATCAAAGAGTACATCATTGAAAACAAAGGCGTAACCAGAGACGAAGCGGAAGCAATGTCAGATGAAGAAATAAAAAAACAGTACACCGATGAAAAAGTGTTCATGAAGGCATCCGTAACTATCGTTGATGTCATGGAAGATATTAATCTGGAAATTGCTGTTTAAGGAGGAACCACAAGGAATAATTACACACCAGATCGTGTTATTAATGGAACGTTTGGAGAGTGCTGGATTGATAATGATTATATGGCGGAAGCAACGGCGCTCCAGGCAAAGATGAAACTTGATACAAGCGAAGTAAAAAGAACAGGGACATTGGAGAAAGGATACAAAATAACTGGAATCAGTGGATCTGGTACACTGAAATTAAATAAGGTTACATCCTATTTCTTGAAAAAAGTGTCTGAAAACCTGAAAAAAGGTAAAGCCACGAGGATGACAATTATCACGAATTTAGAGGATCCGGAAGCGTTTGGGGCAGAAAGGATTCGGCTGGATGACTGCGTGCTCACGGAATTGACAATTGCAGACTGGGAAGCCGGAAAACTGCTGGAGGAATCAATCCCATTCAGCTTCAGTGGCTTTGAAGTTCTTGATGCAATTGATGTATAAAGGAGAAAAAACATGAACTTAATTGACAAACTGCTTTGCGTAGATAAAGCGAAAATGGAAGAAAAAGAAACAAAAAAAATTAAATCAAAGAAACTGGAAAGGTTAGTGGGAGAGAACGCAGAAATAACGATTAGAGAACTGTCCGGAAAACGTTATAACAGCCTGCAGGCAATGCTGTATGACAAGAATGGAAACAGGGATATGGCAGCTGTTTATGATTTTAATCTGATGTGCTGCGTGTATGGAATTGTAGAACCAGACCTGAAAAATGAGAAACTCATGGAACACTTTGGCGCTTCGACACCGAAGGATTTGGCAGCGGCTTTATTTGGAGTGGAATCGGGGCCTATTGCAAGCGAAATTGTTAAACTTTCCGGACTTGGAGAAGATGCTGAGGAAGAAGTAAAAAACTCATAAAGGTGGACGGCGAAGCAAGCGTGGCTTATGCACTGTTCCGCCTAAAGAAATGGAAACCATCGGAATATTACGATATGGGCGCAGGTGAACGTTTGATCACTCGCGCCTTTTTAAAACAAGAATTGCAGGACATAAAAGAGGAGATGAGAGACAAGGGCAGGTAAGACAGTTGCAGCAGTTGTAAAGCTGATTGACGATTTCAGCAATCCGTCGAGAGAAGTGGCGGCACAGGCGCGCGACCTAGAAAAACGATTTAATAGTGTTGCGGGCGTATTTTCTCACGCAGGAGAAGCATTTACTGCTGCAGGAGAAACATTGACCAAGTCGGTCACTGCACCACTGGCGGCAGTCGGAACTGCGGCAATTAAATTTTCCTCTGATTCACAGGATGCTTTCCAACAGTTCGCGGCGGCAACAGGAACCGCATCGAATGAAATGGGAAAATATAAAGATATGATCAATGATGTTTACAAGGACAATTTCGGAGAATCTATCAATGATGTGGCAGAAGCCATGGCGACTGTTAATCAGAACATGTCTTACTTGGACGACTCAGCTCTGCAGAGATGCACGGAATATGCATATACTCTTTCGGACACCTTCGGATATGACGTTGCAGAAAGCACTAGAGCTGCGAATTCTCTTATAAGAAATTTTGGAATTGAAGCAAATGAAGCGTTCAATTTGATTGTGCAAGGAAGTCAAAATGGGCTGGACTTCTCAGGAGAACTCCTTGACAGCATTAACGAATACGCTCCTCAGTTTAAAAAAATGGGAATGAGCGCAGATGAAATGTTTTCGGTATTTGTTAATGGAGCACAAAACTGCGCATTCAATCTGGACAAAATTGGAGATGCTGTAAAGGAAAATGCTATCCGTGCTATTGATTGTTCAGATACTACTGCTGAGGGATTTAAGGCATTGGGCCTGGATGCTACAGAAACTGCAAAAAAATTTGCAGCAGGAGGAGAAGCGGCAGATGAAGCGTTCAATCAGGTAATTGTTGGATTATCGGCCATGGAAGATCCGATTGAACGAAATACTGCCGGAGTTAATTTGTTCGGTACAATGTGGGAAGATTTGGGACCAGAAGTTGTTATGTCTTTGTCAACTACAAATGATGCAATTGACATGACAAGAGAATCCATGGAAAGCCTTGTAAATGTAAAATACGATACATTATCAGGCGCTCTGGGAGGACTTTGGAGAACCATACAGGTAGATGTGCTGCAACCAATTGGAAATCAATTAATTCCGTATGTTACGAAAGGAATCAGTGCTATACAGAAATTTACGGACAAATGGAATAAACTGGGGCCGACTACTCAGAAGACAGTCGTGAAATTTGCGGCAGTGGCAGCGTCAGTAGGACCTGTTTTAATGGGGTTTGGAAAAATTTCTACCGGAATAAGCACGATGATCTCGAACTTTGGAAAAGTAGGCAGTGCAATCACGAGACTGACAGGTGCTTCAGGATTCTCGGGAATTGCAAAGATTATGACCGGCCCATTTGGAATTGCAGCAGCGGCAGTGGCAGTAGCAGCAATCCTGATTTATAAAAACTGGGACAGAATTGCACCGATCTTGCAGAAGATCGGACAAAGATTTGTGGATTTCTGGAAAACAGTACAGCCACAGTTGGAACCGTTTATTAATCTTGTAAAAGAAGTAGCGTCTTACTTGAAAGAGACGTTGGAACCTGTTTTCGAAATAGTGTGGAAAGCAGCAGGAGATTATGTTGTAAAATTCTTTGATGATGTAAGTGTCATAATCCATGGAGTGCTTGGAGTGTTCAAGGGAGTTATCACATTCCTGACAGGCGTGTTCCAGGGAAACTGGGAAAAAGCATGGAATGGAATCGTTCAGGCGGTAGGTAGCATTTTCGGAACACTGGAATCACTCGTAAAGACGCCGCTTAATGCGGTAATCAACCTTGTGAATAAAGCAATTGGAGCGATTAATAAAATAAGTGTTGACCTACCCAGTGCTGTTGGCGGAGGGCATATCGGATTCAATATCCCAACGATTCCGACTTTGGCAAAAGGTACTGATTACTGGCAGGGCGGAATCGTGCAGATCAGCGAAAAGGGTGGAGAAATTGTTGACCTTCCAACTGGAAGTAGAGTATATCCACACGATGAATCTGTGCGGATAGCACGCCAGGATGGAAGGAAGAATTATTCTATTGCAATTGCAAAACTGGCAGATAGCATCGTGGTGAGAGAAGAGGCGGATATCGACAAGATCGCCGAGGTGATTGTAAAGAGGATTGAACAGGCAATTGATAATATGCCGCAGACAGCATAGGAGGAGATATGGAATACTGGTTAAAGAATAAAGACAAATCAATACAACTTCCTATAAGACCGGCATCATTCAACGTGACCTTTGAAAATACACATCAGACTGTTAATGTGCAAACAAGAGGGGATGTAACAATACTTGGGAAAAAAGGACTTAAAGCGTATACGATTGAATCTTTTTTTCCGGCACAGGACTACCCTTTTGCAGACTATGCAAAAGACAGAAATCCTTGGGAGTATGTAAAAGAAATCCTCGGATGGCAGGAAACCCCTATTCAATTCATTATTACAAAAACAAAGATTAATAAAAATGTAATAATAACATCTTTTCAGTTCGGGGAAGACGACGGAACGGGCGATATAACATATTCAATCACTATGAAAGATTATCGTCCGCCAAAATATACGAAACCGTTGAAGGCGGTCCTGGAACCTGTAAAAACGGAGAAAAAGAAGCCGGAAAAGGAGAACAGCCGCTCAGACAACAAACCAAAGAAAAAAATTCATACAGTAAAAGGAAATGACACCCTCAGGAGTATCGCAAAAAAATATTACGGTTCAGGATCCTATGCGAACAAAATCTACAATGCAAACAAGACTGTCATAGAAAAAGCCGCAAAAAAGCATGGACGTGTAAGCAGCGCACATAATGGTGTAAATGGCTGGTATATATATGACGGGACAAAGCTGGTGATACCATGAAAATAATGTGGAATGATGCGAAAATAACCGGTTATGTAACGAGCGTGACTTGGGCTGGGAGTGCTAAACAGGCAGCCAGAACAGTCGTGTTTAGTGTTGCATACAGCCCGAATGATAAGAATGTCAAGACTCTTGGCATAAAATTAGGAGACAAAATTGTATTCTACCCAGGATATCCGGATGATAAAAAAACGAAATTTGTCGGAATTATTACCCAAAGAGAAAGAAAATCTGAAATGGGCGAGCTACAGTATACAGCAACTGACGGCATGATGCATCTCTTACGATCTAGCGGTACATACCGTTTTGCAAACAAAACCCCTGAAAAAATCGCACAGATGGTCTGCAGAGACGTAAAAGTAAAGACCGGATCAATTGCAAAAACTAAGATGCCTATTGCGAAAATATTCTTTCAGGAACGCCCGTATTATGAAATTATCATGGCTGCATACACAAAAGCATACCGAAAAAACAAGAAAAAATACATCGCACAAATGAACGGAGATAAGCTAGAGGTCATACAGAAAGGGAAAGTTATCCCCAATTTCCACATACGGCAGGGGGAAAGAATTACAGAGTCCTCATATACAGAAGATTTAGACAGCATGGTAAATCGTGTATATATCTATGACTCAAACAATAATAAAATTGGAAGTGTGAGTAACTCAAACTGGATAAAGAAATACGGCATATTTCAAAACGCGATATCCGTAGATAGTGGAAACGGGAAAACGGAAGCTAAGGCAGAACTGCAAGGCATAAATAAAACCGCAAATTTGACTATGATTGGGGACTACAGATGCATTTCTGGATTAGGTGTGATTATAGAGGACTCCAGGACCGGACTGAAGGGAAAATTTTGGATAGAAAATGACAGCCATGAATGGAACGGTGGAGTTTATACGACAACTTTGGAACTTGCGTTCAAAAACGTGATGGATATTCAGGAGGAAGACGAGGAACAGATTGCGAATTCTGCAGGCGGCAGCAGTACAACGACCAGCAATGCACTGGATGATGTACTGAATCAGGCACGAGCATGGATCGGAATATCAGGAAGCACGAATGAAGCCACACAATACTACGGGTACAATGGAGTTGCATGGTGCTGCATCTTTCAATGGTCAATCTTCAATAAATCTGGACATGGAGACCTGTTTATGGGTGGAGGAAAGACTGCAAGCTGTTCTGAGGTGACACAATGGTACCAGGCAAGGGGAAAATTTGGAACAACGCCAAAAACTGGCGCACTGGTAGTGTACGGACCGGGTGGAGGAAGCCATATAGGCTTGGTGGAAAGTGTTTCCGGATCGGGAATCAACGATTATGTGTCTATTGAGGGAAATACGAGCGGTGCAACAGGCGGACTTGCAGCACGAAAGCAGTATGGAAACCGAAGAAGTGACGTATACGGATTTTGCTACATTGACTATCCTGTTACAACAATATCAGTTGGAAGCGGTGCGACTATATCTGGTACGTCCAAACCGGTACCAACGGGACTGCAACAATCCGGCATATGTCCATGGGATTATACGATTTATCCATATTGGTATAGCCGATGGAATGGCGATTCTATGCAAAGAAGGGTTGCAGATATATGGAATGCGAAGGGACGAGCAAGCGATCATGGCATAGCGACTATAGATGGTTATTATCTTGTTGCTGTGGGATCATACTTTGGCTCTTGTGGCGACCTTATAAGTTTTACACTGGAAGGTGGGATAAAACTGAATTGCCTTGTTGCGGATGAAAAGAATGCAGGAGACAGCAGCGGCAGTGTTTATGGACATTGGCAGGACTACCCTGCTTCTGGATGGTCAATCATAGAATGGGAGAGCATGGGCGGAAGCGATTACTCAAACTCGGGAGCACTATTAAATGTAAGTCAGTGGCAGGGAAAGAAAGTAACCGCAGCTATTAATGGAGGAAGATATCAAGGTCTATAAATACGTACGAACGGTTCGTAGAGCAAATGAGAAAAGCTGGAAAATTCCATAACGCTCCGGCACCTCAACTTGGAGTCATGATGGAGTCGGGAAAGGTAAGAATAGACACAATGACATTGAAAAAAGAAGATTATCTAATAGATTGCAATTTGCGCTTGGACCCGAACAAAAAAATATTCCTGCATGCTTCAAAAACTGAATCGGCAGAATATATGACAGACTCCGACCATAATGTCACTATGGAAGAATATAGAAAAAACATCTTAAAAGAAGGAGATATCGTTCTTCTCTTGAAACTGCATAAACATGAGAAATACATTTTGATTGCAAAGGTGGTGGAAGCAGAATGATGTTTCCGTTTGAAGAAACTGAAGAAGAAACTCAGGAAGAAAATTTATATATTCCCCGGGAATATGGAATTGATTTTGAGACAGGGCAACTTTCCGGAAAGATGGTCGAAGGATACGATGCGCTTCTTGTGTGGGCGTGGTTGGCGTTAAGAACACCACGCTATCGGTATTATATCTATTCAGAAGATTATGGACAGGAATATGAGAATCTTGTAGGAAAGAGTTATTCTGAAGAACTGACAGATTCTGAACTGGAGAGGATGACGGAAGAATGTCTGACAGAAAATCCGTATATAACCGGAATTGAGAATTTTTCATGCGTAAAACAGGAAGAAAAGATTACACTGACGTTCAGGCTTATAACAGAACTTGGCGACGGGGAGGTGAGTACAGATGTTTGAAGAAATGACTTATGAAACAATAATGCGCTCAATGATGGAAGATATGCCGGATGATATCGACACATCGGAAGGCAGTCTGATATTTAATGCATGTGCAAAACAGGCAGTAAGACTTGAGGAAGCTTATTTGATACTTTCAGGAATTGAGAAAAATATGTATGCGGACACTGCGGATCTGGAACACCTTATCAGGAATGGAAATGACAGGGGATGCTACATCAATCAGGCGACATATTCAGAAATTACCGCTCAATTTAACTGTGAAGTGCCGCTGGGGTCGAGGTGGAACCTTGATGAATATAACTACACTGTTTTTAACGTAATAAATGATGCGGAACATATATACAGACTTGGATGCGACGAACCAGGAGCAGAACCAAACCATATTACAGGAGAACTTGACCCTATTGAATACGTAGAAAATTTTGAGTGGGGTAGAAGTATCAAGTGCATTCTGGAAGGCACTGATCAAGAAGAGACAGAAAGCTATCGCGCAAGACTGTTGGCAACTTATAATTACCGAGGGTTCGCCGGAAACCGAGAATATTATAAAAGCCGTGTTAAAGAGCTGAGAGGTGTCTATGGATGCAAGCTAGAACGGGTTAAAACGCCATCTGATAGAATTGCGATAACCATCATTGGACAAGATTATAGAACACCACCACAAGATGTTATTACTGCAACACAGACGGCAGTGGACCCGGTTGTAAACAGTGGAGAAGGAGAAGGGTTTGCACCCATCGGACACAGGGTGTCAATTACTGGAGTAAAAGAAACAACCGTAAATATCACAACGACTATAACATGCGAATCCGGATACACTACAGAAGCTTTAACGAGCTATATTAATCAGGCTGTTGATGAATATCTGCTTAGTCTTCGAAAAGAATGGGAAGAAAACGACACGATTATTGTACGTATTTTGCAGATAGAAGCTGCGATTGTAAAAATTAAAGGAATAATAGATGTCACAGGAACACTGATTAATGGGACAGATGACAATCTGCAGATAACAGATAAATCAGTCCCGGTAAAAGGGGAGATTACATGCACATAAAAGTGGAATATCCGGAAGCTGTAATAAATATCCGGGAAATAAAAGCGTGCATCGACGCAGGAGACACTATTGGTGAAATTCTTGAAAGACATTTGGAAGAAATAGATCAGGATATCGCGATTAAGACATCTGCAGAGTCAGGCATACAGCACAGAGAAAAGATTCTTGGAATCCAGCCTCTTGATACGGCGAGTCTGGAAGACCGGAGACTGGAAGTCCTTTTGAGGTGGTGGTCCAGCCCTGTATACACAGAAACAACGCTGCGCCAGAAACTGGACGCAGTACTCGGAAGAGAAAACTATATACTGGACATTGAACTGGATAAAAAACAGGTATCATGCCAGGTTGAGGTGACGAGAAAGTATATGATTAAGGGAGTAGAAGATCTGTTTGAACAGATGGTTCCGCTCGATTATTTACTAGAAATAATTCTTAGATACAATCAATACAAAAAATATAAACCTTATACATATAAGCAACTAAAAGATAAGACATATTACCAGCTGCGGAACGAGGAGGTAACATTTGCAGAAAACAACTAATTATGGATTCCCAAAACCAGAGGATGATGATTTCTTCAACGTGAAAGATTTCGCAGACATGATGGACAAGGTCGATGAAACTCTTGCAAAAGTAGAAAATGCTGGAGGAATTTATGTCGGAGGGACAAATCTTTCGACGGAAGCTACGATTAACGATGAAGAAGCAGAATACCCTGTTCTGAGCAAAAATGCAAACTCTATATCAGAAATAACGTTGTTCTCAAAAAGTCTTGCACTGAAAATAGGAACATATTCAGTTATGATTCGTATGAAGGTTTCGGATATATCGAAAACGGATTCTGTTATATCTGTAAAAATCAGAAAAGGATCATCTGTCGGAGAGATCATTAAAGAAATCCGCATTTCACCAAACATGTTTGATGCAAACAATAAATATAAGATTTTGGGAACTGTCGTAGACTTTGGGGAAGTAAAAAAAGGTACGAAAATGTACATCGAAGCGTCGATCTTAAAAACAACAATAATGGAAACAGTAACAATTGACTATATGCTCGTGAACCCGGCTTACACGTCAGTGTCAGCAGTATAGGAGAAGAATAAGGATCATAACAGCTGAATCTTTGAAACGGATCAAAGAAAAAGTAAAAAAAGTAATGATGAGCAGAACAGCAGAACAAATGGGAGGATCACTGAAGAAATATGCAGCACAGGAGTATGATTTTGATTTCATGCCGCAGAATGGAAAGCAGGTCTCAGATGAGCACATTCAAAAGATCATTGATCCGCTTTTAGAAATCAACGATTTCCTGCAAGATAACAGTCTAAAAAAAGAAAGAACTGCACTTGAAATGACATTGGAAAAAGCAGAAAATTTCGCAGACAAAATGCTGAATATACAGAAAGATGCAAAGGTATCGGGGTGCAGGGGAAATTGCACAGGTCTATGCGAACTGGCCTGTGCATCTGCCTGCATGGGGTGCACTTCGTGCTCTGGAAACTGCAGCACTACATGTGGAAAACAGTGCTCAGATGGCTGTTCAGGCGGCTGTGGCGGTTGCACAGGTGGTTGCTCGAGCGGCTGTACACATACATGCGGTGCAGGATGCACTACATCAATAAAAGCTTAAAAGGAGGAATGCGAAAGGGCTTGTACATCTAGTTGCGGAACTCAGTGCGCGACAAGTTGTCAAAATACGACGAAAGGAAATTGCGGAAGCTCATGCGGAACCGCATGTTCGACTAGCTGCAAAACTGGATGCAGTGGGAATTGCGACAGGCAATGCAACAGAGCATGTGAGGATGAATGTACGGGTTGTCAGGCAGAATGCAGAGACGATTGCACAGCTGGCTGCAAAACGGATTGCTTCCAGACCTGCACGACAAATTGTGCGCAGACTTGCGCAGACTGCACAAACGAATGTGGAGGCACTTGCTTTGCAACATGTGCAGATGACTGTTCGGGCAGCTGCAAAAATGGTTGCACTGGATGCGGCTACAGCTGTTCATACGATTGTTCGGGATGCTCCGGAACATGTTCGGGGTACTGTACCGGATGCGACAACAGATGCACAGCATCATGTTCGACATCATGCACCGGATGCTCTGGTTGCAGTTCGTGCGGAAGTTCATGCGGATCCGAATGCACATCTTCATGCATGGGAGGATGCGCAGAATCGTGCTCAAATAGCTGTTCTACGGTTTGCGGAGGATGCAGTACTTCATGCTCGTCAAATTGTTCTACTAATTGCGGAAATACATGCAAAAATACATGCTATGGGCAAGTTTCATCTGCGGTAAAATGACCGACTTGGTCATTTTTTTGAAAAACAGGAGGAAGAAAAATGAAGTTAGTTTTAAAAAATAAACAGGAAATAGAAATAGCAGGAATGAACAATTCATTCTCATTTGAAAAATTTAAGGATGGAAAAGGAAATGAATTAAGTTACAACAGCCTTATCACCATGTATGTGGGAGAAAATGAAACTTTTGAATCAGTTAAGAAAAAATTATCAGACGGAAACGACTCGGAATTCGCATTAAGCGTTGGGAAAACAAAAAGGGACTTCCCAGGATGGAAAGTGGACGTGATTACAGAGGATCTGTCAGACAGAGGAAGTGTGATCACAATAAAACTTGGAACAGTCTAAAGAAGGGAGAAAAGATGAGAAAGATAATTGTAGAAATCGAAAGAGAAAAAGCAGAATACATTGAAAGATTAAACTTTGAACTGGGATTTGCAAAAGATGTTATCCAGAGAATTATTGAATCACATCCGAATGATCCGGATGTGATCAATTCCGATGCATTCAAAGCATATCAAAAAAAAGGAGCAGAACTGGAAGCGGAGTACAAATTGGCAGTTCAGGAAATCGAAAAGTTGTATATACCAGAAACAATAAAGAAGCATAAATATAATTGGATGCTTCCGAACGATTCGACAAAACTTGAAATTAGCATAATGTGCAATTGCGAAATCGAAGGTGTTGAAAATGAAAAGAACTGAGCAGTACACGGAACAATTAAGTAGATTATATCCGGAACTTCATCAGGCAGATGAAAAAGAAAGAATCTTAACACAAACAGTCACCTTCCAGGTGACGGATGACTGCAATCTGGCGTGCACATATTGCTATCAGATCAAAAAAGGAAAACGCAAAATGAGCCTTGAAACGGCTGAGAAAATGATAGATTTACTGTTGACCGGAGAAAAAGGGATGAAAGAATATATCAACCCCCATAAATCTCCGGGGCTTATTATTGATTTTATCGGTGGAGAGCCCCTGCTGGAGATTGAATTAATTGATCAGATCTGTAGCTACACAATTAACAGGATGATTGAGCTGAACCATTCGTGGCTTGATAAAACAATGTTCTCTATATGCTCAAACGGAACACTATATCATGATCTGGAAGTCGGAAGAGTGCTAAACAAATGGAAAAACAGATTGTCTTTCTCAGTTACAGTTGATGGAAACAAAGAATTACATGATTCCTGCCGCATATTCCCGGATGGAAGCCCATCATATGACTTGGCAGTATCTGCTGCAAAAGATTGGATGAATAAAGGAAATTACATGGGTTCAAAGATCACTATCGCGCCGGCCAATGTCATGCATACATACGATGCGATTGTCCATATGTTTGAACTGGGATATTACGAAATAAATGCGAACTGCGTATACGAGGATGGATGGAAACCAATTCACGCCACCGTACTATATAACGAAATGAAGCGTCTCGCGGATTACATTCTGGAAAATAATATGGATTTCGAAAATGATTATTATTGTTCGCTGTTTGAAGAGGAGTTCTTCCATCCGAAACAGGAGGACGATCTTGATAATTGGTGTGGTGGAAACGGAGTGATGTTGGCCGTAGATCCGGCAGGCATTATATATCCGTGTTTGCGCTACATGGAAAGCTCCCTGGGGAATCAACAGGAACCTTATTCAATCGGAGACGTAGATCATGGAATCTGCCAGACGGAATGCGACAGATGCCGCGTAGAGCGTTTGAAAAAAATTGACAGGCGAACACAGAGCACAGACGAGTGCTTTAACTGTCCTATCGCAGAGGGCTGCAGCTGGTGCACTGCATACAATTACCAGATTTTCGGTACACCGGACGCCAGGGCAACATATATATGCATTATGCACAAAGCAAGAGCACTGGCAAACGCTTACTTCTGGAACAGATATTACAGAAAAAATAAAATCAATAAAAGAATGAAACTATACATCCCGAAAGAATGGGCATTGGATATTATCACGGAAAAAGAATGGAATTTGCTAAAGAGGGAGGCAGAAGAGGAATAATATAATCACTGCTGTTTTTTCAGAAACAGAAACAAATATTCGGGCCGAAACAGCGTGGCAGTATGATTACGGACAGATTCTTCGGATTCAGGGCTTAAATCTTCCAAGGGCAGTAGAAATGCATTTCTCGCTGGAAGAAACAGGTGGAACATCTGTAACAAGAATAGGAACAACGAAAGATTCTGTAACAGATGTGCCTATTCCGGATTCTATGCTGGAAAACGAAGAAACTGATCAAAATTACAAAATATACGCATTTATATACCTGAGTGAAAACACAGCTGGAAACACAGAACATAAAATAACCATACCGGTTAAAGCAAGACCAAAACCTGAGGTTCCTGGAACACCAGAAGAACCGGAGCTCTTCCGGAAAGCAGTCGAAGCCGTGAGTGAAGCAGCTGGAAGAGCAGAAAGAGCCCAGGAGCAGGCTGAAGCATGGACGCATGGACATGAGAAACATCCAGAATGTGATACAGATAATGCAAAATATTACGCTGAACAGGCAAAGAAAGAGACAACATCTATTTCGGGCAGAGTGGAAAATGGAAAGAAAGACATTGATAGTTATATCCGCCAGAAAAAAGCTGATCTGAAAGGAGAAACAGGAAATGTCTTTTTTGCTGCATTTAGAGTTGTGACAGGCAAATTAAAACTGTATTCAGATCCAGCAGTTGATAAGGTTCGGTTCCGAAGAACCGGATCACGTCTGAAGTACAGACTGAAAATGTGATAGGAGGATAAAATGAATACAGAAAATAACTACATAGAAACCGATTTGGGGAATGTTGCCTTAAATCCGAGAGGAGAATATGATTCTTCAGCTGCATACGAATATCTTGATGCAGTTTCATATCAGGGCGGCTCATACTTCTGCCTGGCAGAGCTGGAGACAACAATCACAGGAATCGCTCCTGATCCGGGTCATAATTCAGAGCATTGGCAGATGATAGCCCTTCCAGGAGATATGACACCGGAATATATTGCAGCCTATGATGATGTGATTAATAAAGCCAAACAGGTTGAGGCATCCAGAGCGGTAGTAGAGCAGTCCCAGCAGGAAATAGAATCAGCTCACACGGATATACAGCAGTTACATTCCGACACTGTGCAAGCAGCGCAGGAAGCTGAGAATAGCAGAGACAGTGCCGCAGGCTACGCCCAGAGCGCAGAGCAGTCCAGAAAGGCAGCATCAGAGTCTGAACAGAATATCAATACACAGATCACCGGATTTGATAAAAAAGTGACCGAATCGGTCACTTTGGCTCAGACAGAAATTGATAAGACAAGGAAACAGGCGATACAGACTATAATCAGTCAGCAGGAGATATCCGTAAAGAATGTAAAGAGTCAAACAGAAGATTATATTGCACTGAAAGAATCAGAAGCACAGCAGGGAATTACAGAACATACCAATCAGGAGATTGGAAGATTTGATGTAAACATAAAGACGGCGAAAGATAATCTGAACAAGACAATTGCGGATGCAACTGCAAAGGATACGACACTCAAAAAAACGATTTCGGACGCGGCAAATTTAAGCACAGAAATTGGAGAATCCTTAGAAGCTGTCAAAACTGCCACGACTACAGCTGAAACCGCGACAACAAATGCAAATACCGCCGCAAAAGCTGCTAAAGACCAGGCGGCTGCCGCCAAGTCCGCAACAGATGCACTGATTGCTCAGACACAACATATAACTTTGGCAATAAATAGTGAAGACGGCGGACTTGATATCGTCTATACAGAATGATGAGGAAAATATGAAAGCTGCAGAAGTAAATATCATTTTCACGTCTGATGGACCAATCAGACCATATCAACCCAAATATGAGTCAACACGCATATGGGTTAAAAAAGACGGGCATTTATATGTATATATTCCTAAGTCATTACAAAACTATATGCACCTGGAACTTGACGATAACGGAAGATTGATTTGTATAAGTAGAGACAAGGCAAGCTTCAGGATGAAAAATGGAAGGCTGGAGGTGATGACGTGATTTGGGAAGACTTAGGTGCAGTAAGCGCATATGCAATCGCACAAGAAAAAGGATACCTCGGAACAAAGGAAGACTTTGCTCAGATGCTTATCAATGCGGCAACTCTTCCAGATGTTGATAAAATTGTACAGTCAGCGCAGAAAGCCACGGAGGAATCCAAGAATCAGACAAAAGAAGCGCAAATATTAACAGAAACTATTAAAAAGCAGACAAACCATATAAGTTTTTCCATAAACAGTGAGGATGGAGGACTTGATATTGTCTATACAGAATAACTAGAGATTATAAATAAAGGAGGAACAGAAATGGCAACAGGAGACCAGACACTCATTAATTTTCCACGCGAAAGCACTATGAAAGAAATTTCACAGGCATTGCAGACAATGGCATTTACACAGGCGGCAAACCTGGAAAACATATCAACGTGGGACCAGATCAGCGGACTTTCCAGAAATGGGTACGCTCAGAAAATTTTTGATTTCGGAGACCAGATTCTTGAGAAATGGACAGATACTGCCGCCGGCCAGGAATATGATTTCCCGTGGCAGGTTACACATTTTGAAAATGTAGAACTGGAGGACGGAGAAGTCATTCCAGGAACATTCCTGGAAGCGCATTATACAACTCCATTCGGATTACAGTTTAGCAACCGTGCATTCTTGCGCTGTCCGGATGAACTGGCAGCAGGAACTTATCACCTCAAATTAGAAAAGGATTGGGGAAATAATGCAAAAGCAGACACATACTGGCAGTTTACGTTGACCAAGGCCGTACCTGCAGGCGGATCAGTATATGGATTCACACAGATGCCGGACGTTGCGCCGAGCAACTGGAAAGCAACCTCTTATGCTGCAGACGGGATTACCACAATTGAAACCGTGGCAGTTACATCCGGATCAGACGGAATAGATCTGGGAACCATGCAGCACACAACCAGAAACGGAAATCTTAACAGTATGCAGGAATCAGCATACGGATGGAATCGCTGGAAATACTCAGCGGCCCGTCAGTGGCTCAATTCAACACAACCAAAGGGCAAATGGTGGACAAAACAGGATGACTGGGATATTGCGCCGAGTCAGTTAGCCACAAAAGACGGTTTCCTCTGCGGAATGCCTGCGGATATGCTGGCAGCATTAAAGACGGTCAAAGTAACTACACTTGCGAACACGGTCAATGATGGCGGCGTGACAGATATCACATACGACAGAGTATTCCTTGCATCCATGTCTCAGATGAATGTCAACATGAGCAAAGAGGAGGGAACAGTTCACGAATACTGGCAGCGGAGAACAAATTCCAAAACACCAATTGAACCATGGAAAACCTATCCGATTATGATTAGATATTCAGCTGCGAACCACACGTCACCTCAGTATGTGTTTTCTCGTTCGGCTTACCGCGGCAGCGCTAACTACGTCATGCATGTGAACACATCCGGCAACGTAAGCGCCACGAACGCATGTTACTCGCTTGTGTATGCCCCGCTTGTCGTCGTATAATCAGCAATCAAATAATCCCTGCACCCACGGATGCAGGGATAGAAAGGAAAAGAAATGGCAGTTAAAGCAGGTGAGAGAAATGTACCGGACACACCGCAGAATAGACAGTTAAATGCAGTATGGTACGCAAGAGAGCTGGCGGTCTACACGATTCAGATCTGCAAGAATAAAAAGGTATTTCTTCCGGAATATCAATCCGCGCTCACGGACGATATCATCCGGACCGCGAAAGACATTTATATAAATGCCTGGACCGCAAACAACATCCGGGTAACAGAAAAGAATAAGAAAGAGCTATGGGCCTGGAGAAGTAAACTGCAGCGCCAGGCGATTCTGGATTGCAACAACTTACTTGCACTGATCGGACTTGCACACCCTCTCTTTCACCTGAAAGGCAAAAGGATAGAATACTGGTCAGAACAGACGCTCAAAGTTAGGAACTACATCAAGAAATGGCGAGAGTCTGATGTAGACCGGTACTCATAAAAAATATGGGACGTAGGCTATCACCTCAGAATGTGTTTTCTCGTTCGGCTAACCGCGGCAACGCTAACAACGTCATGAATGTGAACACATCCGGCAACGTCAACAACACGAACGCATGGAACTCGAATGTGTATGCCCCGATTGTCTTCCTAAAAGCATTATGGTTATTGCATAGCAATGATCGCCTTGAAGATATAGACAAGGAGCCGAAATCCCTGGCATAAGCCTAAACAATACCGCGGATAATCGAAAGAGACAGTGCGTGACTTACATAAGCCTGCCAGCACTGAGAAACTGCGGAAGCACAAAAGATGAAAGACCATATAACAAGCTATGATAGTTTATACGAATCAATGCTGAAATGTAAGAATGGAGTAACATGGAAACCATCAGTTAAGTCGTTTTTTGTTAAATGGAGAAGAAAATATACTCCGGATGAAACACCAGCATCAGGACGGGACATGGAAGAATGGGAAACCTAAAACGGTATTGATAACATATCCGAAACGCCGGGAAGCTCTCAGTATCCCATTTAAGGACCGGGTATATCAAAGGAGTATTAATGATAATTCTCTTTATCCTCAAATGACAAAGGGGTTCACTTATTCAAATTGCGCCTGCCAGACAGGAAAGGGAACAGACTTTGCAAGAACACTGGTTAAAAAATATCTATGGAATTATTACTGCAGATACGGCACAAAAGGATGGATAGTTCAGGTTGACATACATGGATACTACCTAAATATGCGGCATAGTGATGTGGAAAGGCAAATAAGGAATCTGACGGATAAGGATACAACAGAAATGTCGTGTGGAGTTTTACGAGACCAGTACGCAGGAGAAACCGGATACAATCCAGGATCTCAAATGGTACAGATTGCCGGTATTTCACTTCTGAATCCATTAGATCATTACATCAAAGAACAGTTGCATGTAAAATACAATATCAGATACATGGATGATTTCTGGATTCTTGTTAAAACAAGAAAACAGGCTGAGAGAGTTTTTAGTGAGATAATGAAGCAGTTACAGATATACGGGCTGGAAGCAAATGAAAAGAAATCACACATAACACCGCTTGAAAAAGGATTTACATTTTTGGGATTCGACTATCGGCTGACAGAAACAGGAAGGATAATCATGACGCTTAACTCAGATAGTGTAAAGCATGAAAGAAAAACTCTTGTGAGGATGGTTCATAAATCACAGAGAGGAGAACTGGAACCGGAAAAAGTAGATGAACATCACAATTCCTGGGAAAATAATGCTGATAAAGGAAATTCGTATAAAGTAAAACAAAGGACTCAGAAATATTTAAAACAGTTAAGAAAGGGTGAAGAACATGGAAGTAAGAAAAATGACTCAGACACCTGCAGAAGCGGCAGAGGACGAGAACCTCAGAGCAACCGTAGAAAAGCAGAAAAAAATCATTGAAAACCAGAACGTAACAATTCAGTATCTGGCAGCAATGACAGACGTTTATATTCCAGAAGAAACAGAGGAGGAAGAAGAAGATGTACAGAATTTTATTGAAAATGAAGAAAATGTATAACCACGAAAATTGGCTGAAAATGGTAGAACAGGCAAAGGAACGTGGAAAACTTACAGATAAAGAATATCAGGAACTCATTTCTTTACCAGAGGAGAATAAATGACAAAATTACAGATCATAAGCAAACTCTGGTCCATCATCTTCGACTTGATTCTGATCATAAAAGGCGAGAGTGATAAAAGTCTTGAAGATATTGAAAAGGATATAGATATCGCAGAATACAACTGCCGCCGATATGCAGATACCGAAGATGATGAACTGCCAGAGAATATAAGAGCAGAGCCACTGAAAGACATATTACCGTTTTAAAATTGCGCCGGCGCAAATCGGAGAAAGAGTGATATAATTAACTAAAGAATGTTTTTAGTTAATTTAATTAGGTAACAAAAATTCTAATCCAAAAAATAATTGACACATATAGCTCGCTGTGTTATATGTTGTAACATATGAAACGGAGGTGTTACAAATGGCAAAAGTAAAAGATACAGGATATAGAATGATTATAGAAAATCATGGTGGAAGATGGATGTTTGTCAATGACGATATTTATAGTTTTATGAAATGTTCAAATTGTAAAGAGCAGATTTTAATTAAAGATGCTGAAGGATATTGCCCTAATTGCGGAGTAAAATTAGAGGGTGTGGGAGATTAATAAAGAAGCGATTGAAAGAATCATTCGATTGATAGGGGAACGCGCCGAACTGGATAGACCATTGACACCACATCTATTTCGACACACTCTTGCTACACATCTTCTGCAGAGAGGTACGCCAATCACCGAAGTACAAAAGATTTTGGGGCATGTCAATATAAATACAACAACAATATACGCCAAAGTAGCGGATGAGGATGTGAAAGCATCACACATGAAATATGCGATTTAAAAAGCAGAGAGGGCAGAAATGTCCTCTTTTTGTTTAGGAGAAATTTATGAGAAGAATCAGAGCGGAGCCGAGAGACTTCTTTTATTTTATCTAAAATTACGCCGGCGCAAACCGGAGAAAGAGTGAAACAGTGAAAGAAATACTCATGCAGACATATACTATTGTATTACCGGTTCTTTTAGGGTATATCGTCTGGATCTTGAAGAACCAGAAAAAAGACCGGGATGCAAATAGTAAGGGGACTATGCTCCTGCTCCGCGTGCAGATGATAGAGTATCATGCAAAGTACACAAAGTTCGGAAACATTCCATCGTATGCGTACCAGAACTTCTGTGAAATGTACGACGCCTATCATGCGTTAGGCGGGAATGGTATGGTGACCAAGATGAAGCAGGAAATTGATGAATTACATATCAAACAAAAAGGAGAATGACTATGGAACAGATCATTAACTATGTAAAACCGGAACTCATCGTAGTAACAATTGCCTTATATTTTGTAGGAATGGCATTAAAACAGGCACAGGCAGTAAAAGATAAGTATATCCCGCTTATCCTTGGCGGAATCAGCATTGCAATCTGCGCGATCTATGTGTTTGCCACCTGTACCTGCGGTACCGGACAGGACATTGCGATGGCGATTTTCACAGCAATCACGCAGGGAATTCTCATTGCGGGACTTTCTACATACGTAAATCAGATTATTAAACAGACAAATAAGGACGAATGATTCAGGGGATGAGTGATCATCCCTAATCCCTATTTTCCCGGTGAAAGGAGACGGACATGGAAATAAGAGGAATAGATGTTTCAGCATGGCAAGGAGCAATCGACTGGGATACCGTAGCAAACTACGGAATGGACTTTGCAATACTCCGGATCACAGAAGCCGGAAACGTGATTGATAGCTGCTTTGAGAAAAATTACTCCGGATGTCAGAAACATAACATTCCAACCGGAGCATATAAATACAGTTATGCCATGACAGTTGCGGAGATACAGAGCGAAGCCAGAAAAGTAGTGAAAGTTTTGAACGGGCGAAAACTGCAGTATCCGGTCTGGCTGGATTTGGAATGGAATAATCAGAGGAGCCTCGGAGCTGAACAGATCCATAAATTGGCAGAAGCATTCGAAAAGATTATCACGGCAGCGGGATATAAATTTGGTATTTATTGCAATGTGGACTGGTACCTGAATGTAATTTGTAGCCATCTGAAAAAATATGATTTCTGGATAGCCTGTTATCCGGAATCAGATAATGGAACCTTACAGGAACGACTCCGGCCGGACTTTGGTGTGGGCTGGCAGTATTCCAGCAAAGCGAAGATACCAGGCATCAGTGGAACTGTAGACAGAAATGTGTTCTATAAAGACTATGCAGAAAGCAAAAAGCAGGAGGGAGGAACAGACGTGGACAAGGAAATTGAAAAAGTTATTCTAATTGCGAAAAATGAAGAAGGTTATCTTGAAAAGAAAAGTAACAACCAGCTTGATAATAAAACAGCAAATGCAGGATCCGCAAATTATACAAAATATTGGCGAGACATTAAGCCGGATTATCAAGGACAGCCCTGGTGCGCAGCGTTTATCTCTTGGTGTTTTATGAAAGCTTTTGGTCTGGATAATGCAAAGAAACTCTTAAAACATTGGCCTTATGTATACTGTCCGACACTGGGAAAACTGTTTGCCCGGAACGCAAACCCGAAAATTGGTGATGTTGTTATCTTTTATCATAACGGGACGTTCACTCATACTGGACTGGTTACTGCAGTAATCGGGGATAGATTTTACACAATAGAGGGTAATACTTCCGGCGCATCCGGTATTATCGCAAATGGTGGTGGCGTATGCGCTAAAAGTTACCTTAACAGTCAGATGCCCGGAACTAAGTTCTGCACACCAGACTATAGCATTGTGTCTAATGCAGTGAATAAACCATCTGACATTAATAAAATACCATCCAATACGATACAAACAGGAGAGAAATATATGTTTAATCCAGAAACAGTAAAAGCAGGAGATAAAAACACATCTGTGCTCCTCTTACAGGAGATTTTAAGAGCCAGAGGCTTTAAAGGCAAAAACGGTAAAGCCTTGAAACTTACATGGACAGCAGATGCGAACACGATTTACGCTCTGAAAGCTTATCAGGAATCCAGAAAAGAAGTTTTGGAAGTGGACGGAATATGCGGACCTGCCACATGGAAAGACCTGATTGCAATCTAAAGGAATAAAAAAGGAACTCTATGTTACAGAGTTCCTTTTTTGAATCTTCTAAGACAGCTCGCTCTAACAGCTGCCTCACAACATCATTCTTCGAAAGCAATTTTTCGTCTCTTAATAACTTTCTTAAAATGATAACATTTATGAGCAGATTCGTTTGTACATAGATGTTATCATTAATTAATTTGATTGAATTCTGGGGAAAATATCCAGGACAAAGGTGGCTTCGTTCCCCATCCGGAAAGCATTTTTGACATCCTTCGTATAATTAACCCTCTCGATCAGTTCTTTTAACATTTTGTTCTTCGCAGCAGTGTCTAAACTCCAATAAATTTCAAGAAGGTTCTCACATCTTGGAATGAAAGAGGACTGTTGATCAATAAGCTCTTTGTCATGCCTGATTTCTTCTTTTAGACATTCTATAGAATCCTGACAGGAATTAATGGAGGATGCGATTGAGTTAGATCGTTCCAGAAAAACCTCAGTCGTATAGATTCCCTGTTCGAGCAGATCATACTGCTTCATCTTCTGTACATTCAATTTCTCCAGTTCATGCTCTTTTTCTGCAATTAATTTCTCTTTAGATTTAACAGCGTTGTTAATGTCCGGACCGGGAACAGCATCATTCAGCCGGTATTCGTCAACAAGATCCTGAATGCCATTTAACACAGCTCTTTCCACAAGCGACAATTTGCTGCTTACAGTAGGGCAGGAGGTGTAAGAACACATAAGTGTGTCATCCTGACCGCGTTTCTGATAAGGCCGCCGAACCATGGCACGACCACATTTGCTGCAGTACACAATTCCGGCAAGAGGATTTTTTATCGTGTTCTTGATACTGATCGGACGCGGAGGGTTCTTCTTCCGGATCTGCTGTACGGAATCATACATTTCTTTAGATACGATTGCCGGATGCCGGCCGGGAAATAAGAGTATATCATCCTCTTTAGATCGTGGACGCGACTGCGTGACCACACCATCCTGAATTGCCCTGACAGTTTTTCGACCATTCCAGCGGATCATTCCGGCGTATACAGGATTTGCAAGAACATCCTGGACACTGATCGGAACCCAGTCTTTTCCGGAAGGAGATTTGATTCCCATATCGTTGAGCTTTCGGACAATCTTTGAAACACCGATTCGGTCACCGGATGATCCGGAGTACAAAGAATAGATCATTTTAATAATTTCGGCCTGCTCCGGAACCGGCTGAAGAGTAAAACCTTTTTCGCCACGCAATTTGACACGTTCGTATCCGTAAGGTGGTTTGGACCCGCAATACTTGCCTTCTTTTACAGACGCAATTCTTCCAGCATTCAGACGGCGTTTGATAGTCTTATATTCACGACGACTCATAAAGAGGCCAAATTCAAAGTATTCCTCGTCAAATTCGTTATCAGGATCATAAGTTTTTGTTGGAGTAATAATCTTTGTATCAGAAAATTGGAAGGCTCTGGATACAACACCCTGATCAATTGTGTCGCCTCTGGCCAGACGTTCTACCTCTACAACCAGGACACCATCCCACGACCCAGCTTCGACTTCTCGAAGGAGCTGCTGCATAACCGGTCGGGCAGAGATAGTTTCTCCGGAAACAATTTCACGGTAGATTGCCCCTACACTATAATTGCGACTCTTTGCCAGATCTAGGAGAATCCGCTCGTGTCTGGCCAGAGTTTCACCTTCACCTCTAAGCTCAGCTTCCTGATCAGCACGAGACTTTCTTAAATAGATGCATACATTTTCATTCATAGGTAAACCTCCGTTATATTTTATGAAAAATGGGTATAAAAAATACACCTATACAGGTGTGAAGAAACATGCTATAATTCTAACTGTCCAGGAAAGAATTGAGCATTCACAACTGCAAAGATTCTTGAAAAGCCGTCCTTGTTACCAACAGGGGCGGTTTTTATATAAAGTTATTTGCCAATTATTCGCCGACAGGCACAAGCTGTATAGAAACATTGGCTACAGTCAAGATTACTCCTTCGCCTAAAACGACGTTGTTAAATGACTCAACGGTGTAGGCTGAACCATCAGTCCCCATGACCTCGCAGATTAATGATTTGATTGAAATAGAATCATAAAATAGCTTCGGATATTATTCTATCGAATTCACGTATATCAATATCTTTTCCGAGATTTATCTTTATGTGTCCAACCATAGTCCATAATTCCACTTCTGAATTTACATCAAAAATTTTTCCGGAATTTTCAGTAGAATACATTTTAATTGAAGAATATGGAAGAGAATAAGCTGTCTCTTATACACATCTGACGCTGCCGACGAATAGCCTTGTGTAGAT